TGTTATCGACAGCGTCATTTGATCTTAAGCGCCTGCTATCGGGCATACGCGCATTTCACGCCGGAGGTGTCCGCCGGCGTCGCACATCTGCGTATATATATGTATGTATCCCCGCCACGGGCCGCCCGCTCAGTCGTGCTCTTCGTCCGCGAAAGTTTCGCTCGCGTTGGCCTTGTTCTCCAACTCGACGGAAGTGGTATAGCCATCGCCGGGTGTGAGGCTGTGCGTGGCCCGGGTGACGATCCAGTCGGTAGCGTCGATCTCGGGTTTCCAGCCGTGCGTGCGGGCGGGCATCTCGGGGTATAGCTCCGGCCGACCGATGGCCAATGTCAGCTCGAACGTTGACGCGCCGCGTCGCACACGAGCCAGTTCGGCCTCGGCAGCCCGCCGGGCGTCTTCCTCGCTGGCGAAGTCGCCGCGCAAAAACTTCACGTGGCCGTTCGTGCCGGCCAGCACGGTGCGTCCCCGGGCGGCGCCCAAGTCGTGCCAGCGCGCTCGTATGCCGCTGTACGCGTCGCGGTCGGCTTCGTGGTAGCGATGTTGATCGCCATCCGCGCGTTCGATGATGAGTTGATCGAGGCGTTTGCCGCTCGCTGTCTGCGCGGCGCCCATGGGCATAAATAGCAGGTGGCCGGCCTTCACCGTCGCCACCGCGTCCCACATCTGACCCAGGCGCCGCAGCAGCGCGACATCCGACTCGGTCTGCGCCAGGTGCTCGACCGGCAGGCCTTCCAGGCTGGCGGCGATGCGCGGCGTGAGCTGGTGTTCGCCGGCGATCACGCGCACCACATGCCCGACCGTGGTGCGGTTCCAACTGCGTTCCTTGCGTGCGCGCAGCGCCTGGGTGAGCTTGGCACTACGGGCCACGATGCTGAGCACATCGGGTGTGCCGCTGTGCTCGATCTCATCCACGTGATAGGTGCCCTGTAGGGCGACACCGCGTCCCTCAAAACCCAGCCTCACCTGCATTTCGACGCCGCGCCGCGGCAGGGCTAGCTGGCCGCTGGTGTCGTCGAAGGTGAGGTGCACCGTGTCGGCGTGGTCCTGCCGATTCGCTTCGATGCTCAGCTGCCCCAAGTGCGGCAGCACGCGTGAGGTGTAGTCCTGGCCGTCGATCACGATCTGGCAGGTGGGGCGCAGCAGCGGGTTGGTCGGCTGGACGATCATGCGGTGGCCGCCACGCGTTCGCGTGCCGCCGGCGACGGCTCGCCGGCCAGCGGGTCGCCAGCGTCATCGGCCGGCAGATCGTCGCTACGGCACAGAGTCAGCGCAAACTCCACCTTGCGCGGCGTGCCGTCGCTGAAGTGGTGCGTCTGGGTGGTTTGCAGGCTGTCGATGAAGTACACGCCGTACACGTGGCCGGCGCCGTCCACCAGCACGTAGGCACGCCCTTCGTGACCCATGGTTTCCAACTGGGTGATCGAGGCCAGGGTGCCGGACACCTCGGGGGCCACCGCGCCGGAGAGCGTGAGCATTTCCGAGCCGGGGCCGAGGATCTGGTAGGCGTCGCGCTTGCCCACGCGCGCCGTGGCGGCGTGCTTGAACTGCATCTGCCGCTGCAACTGTTCGTAGGCCGCCGTGCCCATCCCGAACACGAACGGCCCGAAGGCCATCAGTACCGTGCCTGTCATGCGTCACTCTCCATCGGTGAAGGCCGAGCGGGCGCGGATGCGCTTGGACCGCTCGTGCTTGTCCAGGGCCTGCGCGACCTGGCGTTGGACCGCGACGGGGTCGTTGCCGCGTGCGTCCACGTGGATGGCGACTTGGTCGCCATGCATGACCACCTGCGGTGCGCGCGTACCGACCGGCGACACGGAGCTGATCGCGCTCGATCCCGCACCGGTGGCCTCGGTGCCGGGCAAGGGTGTGCGGCCGATCGCCTCGGCCACCTTGCGGCCCTTCTCCGGGTCGTCGCCGGTGATCCAGTCCAGTGGGACCGTGCCCGGCTGCGTCACCGGGCTGCTCTGCCCGAAATTGCGTATGCGCTCGATCAGCGCGCGCACGGCTTCCAGCTTGCCGCTGATCCAGTCCAGCGTCTGACGTGCGGCGTTCTCCACGCTCTGCCACATCTCGGCGAACCAGGCCTTTACCGGCTCCCACTGCACGACTACCCAGCCGGCGGCGGTGCCGATCGCTTCGCCGAGCCCCACGAACATCCGCAGGGCGAAGGTGACCGCCTGCGCGATGCCGCCCAACGCGGTGCCGACGACTTCGCCGAACGACACACCGGCCGCCCGGGCGCCGTCGATCTGCGCCTGGGTCGCCTGGAACGGCGCGAGCAGCTGGGTGGCCCAGTGCCATACCCGGGCCAGGCCCCCGACGATCAAGTCGAACGCCGGTTTGAGCGGGGCGAGCGCGCGGCCGACGTCCGCGAACGTAGCTCCCAGCGATCGGCCGATGCCTTCACCCACGCCGGCGAACCAGGCGGCAATCGGTTGCCAGTACTTGCGCACTACCAGCGCGGCGACCACCAGTGCCGCGATCAGCGCGGCCACCGGCAGGCTGACACCGGTGATCGCCAGCATGGCGGCCCGGGCGCCGGTAGCAAGCGCCGGGAACAGGCGGTCGAGCAAGGGCAGGTGCGAGAGCAGGCCGCCTTCGCCACCGGCGAGCGCCCCCAGGCGCAACCCGCTCAGGCGCAGCGCATAGCGCAGCAGCGCGAACTGGCCGAGCAAGCCGCCCAGGCCGATCATCAGACTGCCGACCGTGGCCAGCAGCACGCCGGCGCTGCCGGCCACGACCAGCATGCCCTTGGCCAGCACGGGATGGCGTTGCGCCCAGCCGTTCACCGCGCGCAGCCCACCGACCAGCTTGGTGAGGCCCGTGACGTACAGCGGCAGCAGCTGCTCGCCCAGCTCGCGGTACAGGTCGGCCTTGCGAGCCAGCAGCTCGGCCTCCTGGCCGGCGGCGTTGCCGCGTGCCTCGTTGTAGAGCGCGTCCACGCCATAGGCCTTCGGCGCGGCGGCGAGGTGCTTGGCGATGTTCGCGCGTTCCATATAGAGCGAAGCGAACAGGTCGCCGCCCTTGCGGCCGGAGAACAGCGCATTGATCTTGCTCACCACCTGCTGATCGCTGAGCTGGCCGTCCGGGTTGAGCTTGGGCACCACCCGCGTCATCAGGTACTCGAACGGGTTCGACCGGTAGAGGTCGCCCTCTTTCAGCGCATCGGGCAGCAGCTTCTTGAGATGGCCCGTCTTCTCGTGGAGCTGGATCGCATCGGGCTTCAGCAGGCCCAGCTGATACAGCTCATCCGCGGATTGCCGGGTCGAGCGGCCGGCGGCCCAATTCTGATAGGCGGTGGCCAGGCCGGTGCCGGCACGGTGGCCGCCCATCTCCTGCACGGTGTGCAGCAGGCCGAAGAAGAACGACGAGTCGTCCAGCTGCTTGGCCGCGATGCCGCCGGTCTTGATCATGTTGAGCAGGTCTTCGGACTTCACCAGGCCGCCGGAGGCGACATAGGCCTGGGTGGCGAAGTCCAGCACCCGTTTCAGGCTCTCGGGGTTCTTGGCCGCGCCGCGCAGCTCGGCCACCTTCAAGAGATCCATGAACATGGTCTCGGCGGTGGCGCCGTGCCCCTCGCCATGACCGCCCTGGGCCATCACCGTCTCGATCCCGAATTTCATGCGTGCGAGGTAGGGTGTGACCGCCTCGGCCTCATGCATGTCGCGCAAGACGCTGTAGGACTCCTTGAGCAGCTGCAGCGTGTCCGTCGCGCTGGTGCCCATGATGTCCTGCGCCTTGGCGAACCTCACCGCATCGGACACCAGGGCATCGCCCACACCCATGGCACGCAGCTGCGCGACCTGCGCGGTCCAGGCCTTCGCCTCGGTCAGGGTGGGGCTCACCGCATCGAGCAGATGCTGACCGGAAGCCCGCGCGGCGTAGCCGCCCACGGTGAGGTGCGCGGCCGTCGCCGAGCTGCGTTCGAAGCCCTGGCGCGCCGCGGCCAGCTTCTGCTGTTGCTGGGTCAGCGCGCTCAGCTTGCGCTGCTGCGCGTCCAGCTGCGCGGTGGTGGCCGCGATATCCGCGGCGAGGGTGCGCTCGTGCTCGCCCAGGCGTTGGGTGGGGACGCCGGCAGCATTCATGGACTCGCGCAGGCCGCGCAGCGTGCGCAGGTTCTCCATATGCGCGGCTTTGAGCTTGGCTGCTTGCCGCTCCGCGCGAGCCAGCTCGGCGGTGGCCTTGCGCGTCGGGTGCTCGGTGGCGGCAAGGCCCAGACGCAGCTGCGTGACCCGCTGCGCGGCCAGCCGGAAGGCCTGGCCGCTGGCCTGGATGCCGTTCTTGAGCGCACGGAAGCCCTTCAGCTCGTCCTGGGCGCGTTGCAGGTCCTTGAGGCGCTGGCGGGTCTCGCGCAGCGCCTTGGAGGTGGCGGCCGAGCTGCCGGCGATCCCGCGCAGCGGCGCGGTCGCCTTGTCGATCATGTTCAGCAGGACGCTTAGTTTGAGATCCACGTTAGTCCTCGCCACCGTTGCGCAGGCGGGCGCGTTCGCGCCACGCCACCAGCTCGCTTATCTCCATGTCGTGCATCGCGGCGGGTGGCCAGTGGAACACCACCGCGATGTCCGCCATGGCGTCCTCTACGGCTGCGGGTAGCCCTCGCGGTTCGCTTTCGTCAACAAAAAACCGGACACCTCCATGCCCAGCTGGGTGAGGTCGGCGGGATCGAGGCCCGCCACTTCCTGGCGGGTGATCACCGGATCGGTGATGCGCGGCAGCACGATCTCCAGTGCGGCCACATCCATGTGCAGCAGGTTGACCAGTTGGGTGCCGCGCAGCTCGCCGGCGCGGGGCTTGCGCACGCGCAGCTGCTCGATGGTCTGGGTGCCGCGCGTGATTGGCGCTTCCAGGGTGATGGTGGTGGCGGTGGTCGGGGTCATGGGGATTCCTTGAAGTGGGGTAGGGCGGAGAGGGCGTTACCAGTGACCGATGGCGGCGCGTTGCGCGGCGGTGCGGTCGACGCCGTTGACCACCACCTTGTTGGCCAGCATGTCGATCTCGATCACCGGCACGCCGTCGATGCTCAGGCGGTAGTAGCTGCACGGGACGGTGAACTTGTGCTCGGTGTCGTTCTGCGTCTTGGCGTCGCCGGGGTCAAATTCCTTGTAGCAACCGCGCACGGCCACCTCGACGGCGCTATAGCCGCTAGTGCTGTCGGACTGGTAGGCACCGGCGAAGCGCAGGCCGACCGCATCCACCGCGGTGGCGCCGTACTGATCCAGCGCGCTCTTCAGCAGGCCGCCGGCGGTGAAGGCCAGTTCCAGCTTTTCCTGGCCGAGGTCGATCTCGACCGGGCCGGCCATGCCGCCGGCGACGTAGTCCTCCATCTTGCGCGTGAGCTTGGGCAGCGTCACGGACGGCACCTGGCCCAGCCAGGATTCGCCGTTCTGGAACAGGTCGAAATTCTTCAGTTTGCTCGGGAGCTTCATGCATCGATTCCTTGCAGAGGGGATACGCCGGCGGCCGCGCCGCCGGCGCGGGCTTAGCCGTTGGTCGCGGCGACGGCCGCCTTGAGGTTGGCGAGGTAGACGTCGGTGAAGGTCTGGCGCAGCTTGAGGTTCTCCAGCGGCGGCACCGGCGTGTAGTCGTAGCTGATGGCCAGCGCGCCGGCCTTCATGTCGGCCGTGTCGTTGAGCGAGGGGTCGAACCAGGCGCGGCCGCCGAGGAGGTAGCCCTGGTTCGTCAGACTGCGCAGCTTCGCGTTGATCGTGTCGATGATGTCGATGATCAGACTGGCGTGCATCGGCTTGTCCGTGTACTCGAACACGCCCTGGCCCACGGTGTCAGCGATCACCTGCGCGGTGCGGGTGTACGGCTCGAAGACGAAGTCCGTCTTGTCGCAGGTACGCGAGCCCCAGAAGCGGAAGCCGTTGTGCTTGATCAGCGTGGTGATGCCGGCTTCATTCAGCAGGTCCGCATCGGTGCCTTCGCTCAGGTAGTCGAAGTACACGTCGGCGCTGATCCCCAGCGGACCGTCGAACGGGATGTTGGAGAGCGTGCGGTGCCAGCCCGTGGTCTGGTCGAGCTTCGCGCGCAGGCCCATGGCCATGGCGATGGTCTGCGCCTGCACCTCGCTGTTGGTGACGTTGTCCCAGGCGGTGAAGTGAGGCCAGATCAGCATCAGCTCGCGCGCGCTGAAGCCGTCGCGGTAGGTCTTGGCATCCGCCAGGGTCTTGGCCTGGTCGCAGCTGGCATAGGCGAACGCTTTCAGCTTCTTGGCCACCTGGGACAGGGCGATGGCGACCGGCTGGGTATCCAGGCCCGGTGCGCCGAGGATGCGCGGCCGCACGCCGGTGCTCGCTTCGGCGGTAAGCAGGGCCTGCAGGCCGGTGTAGCGACCGGCCGCATTGACGGTGCCGATCACGTTGGAGGTGGTGGCGTCGTGGGATTCGCCTTCGGCGACACGCACCACGACGGTGGGACAGCTGACCAGGTCGGCGATGGCGCGCAGGCTGCTGGCCAGGGTGCCGCTGACGCCGGCCTTGCCGAGGGCCGCCTTGGGGTTGGTCAGCAATACCGGTGTATCCAGCGGGAAGGTCTTGGCGTCGGCATCCTTGGCCGTCGCAATGAGGCCGATCGTGGCCGTGGACACGGTGGGCATCGCATAGGCGGCGCCGGCGACTTCTTCGACACGCGCGCCATGGTGGTAGGCAGTGGACATGGGTTAGCCCTCGGGGGTGGTGGAGTCGGGGATGGGCGGCGCGTCCGCGCTGTCGTCGCGCAAGCCGCGGTCGTCGGGGAGGAGCGTCCAGGTGCCTTGTTCCTCGCTCCACACGGGCGCCTGGTGCGCGGCGAAGGCAGGGGGACTCAAGGTCGTGAGCGTCTCGGGCAATGGCTGGCCCGAAGGCACGCGCGGCGCGGGTTGCGCGCTGGCCTTCCACCACACGGGGAAGCGGCTGTAATCGGGTTCCTGCAGCCAGGCCTGGGCCTTCGCGTTCCAGACGACGCGCTGCGGCTCGGCGTCGCTCAAGATCGGCGGCGGCACGGCGGTGACACCGGCGGGCGGTTGCTCGCCGAGGGAGAGATCGTTGCGGACCGGGCGGCCGGTGGTGGTGTCCCACAGCATCACGCCGCGGACGTTGGCCACGACATCCCACGCGTTACCTTGAGCGTTGAGGCGCGCCGCCTGGCGCGGCCCGAGATCGGTCGGCGGAGCCAGCTCCACCACGTTGTCGGGCAGGTAGTAGCGGCCTTCGTGGGCCGCGAGGTACACGCGGACCACCCCGAGGCATTCGCGGGTGATCGGATCGAAGCTGTAGGCATCCTTGAACGCGGGCAGCGGTGCGGTCAGGGATGGGGGCGACAGGGGCATGCGCTCGCGTCCTCAGTAGGCGATGAAATGGAACAGGTGCCAGCCAGCAGCAAGGTTCGCGCTCTCGCCCGCGGCGGCCACGGTGACGGTGTGGGTATGTGCGCCGGCGTCGCCGGCGGTGGCGGTGTGGTTGTGGTCGGGCGCGGCGGCGATCGAGATCGTGTGGCTATGGCCGCCGGCGTTGTTCATGCCGATGTTGTGGCTATGCGAACCGTTGCCGTCGATGCTGAGTGAGTGCACGTGCCCGCCAGCGACGGCGGTGTAGACGCCGCCGTCGTACTTCAGCCAGGACTGAGAGGCGCCCTGATAGCCGACGCGGCTGTTGCCGTAGCCCGGGTACAGCGTGGCGCTGTCCTGCGCATGCTGATGGTCCCCGTTCCAGGTCGTGCCGCCGGTGTGGCCGTGCCAGCCCTGGGTATCGGTCCACGCCGGGTGCGCGTGATCGCCCGCCGCGGTTTCGCTCGCGCTGTGCGCATGGCCGCCGGCGGCACTAAGCGTCACCGCGTGGCTATGCGCCGCCACGCCTACGGCGGTGGCGCCGTGCGTATGGCTGAGCACGGCGCCGGCGTGATACGTGCCGACCTTCTGCGGATCGACCGTGGCCTTGATCACCTGGCCCTCGCCGAAGGCCGGCACATTGAAGGTGCTGCTGCCGTCGCCCTTGCCGTAGCGCGTGCCGATCGCGGCGAACAGGTCCGCGTAATCGCGGCGCGCAATCTCCGCGCCGTTACACAGCAAGGTGCCTGGCGGCGCGGTGACGCCCGCGGTCACCACGATCTGCCCAGGGACGTAGCGCGAGCGCGCATCGAGCTTGGCCGCCAGGGCGGCGAGCAGACCCACGATGTCGTCCATGGGGTGGCGGTGCGCGGCCGGCGGAAACTCCGGGCCGATCGCGTTGCGATAGTCCGCGGATGTGGAGATCGCCAAGAGCGACTTCGTCAGGGCCGTGGGCGCGTTCGACCCCAAGCGATCGTCCAGCGCCGCGCGCAAGGCGGACGGGGTGACCGCACGCTGGCTGTCGCGGCCATCCCTGGCGTCGGCCGGCGCGGCGAGGCGCACCACGCCGAGCGTGTCGACGGTGGCAGCCGGATTGAAGAAGTTCGTGTCGCCAAACGTGATCGCGCGCGCGTCCAGTTCCTTGAACTGCACGTCGGCGGCCAGCTGCAAGGTGGACTGCGCGGACTTCTCCACGATCACGGCCGCCTGGCCGTAGGAGCCTAGGAGCGTGCCGTCGTCCAGGTAGAAGCCGAAGCCGCGCACCGCATAGGCGGCGTCGGGCGTCGCATCGGTGACGGTGACATGGATCGTGTCGTCGGCAGTCGCGCCGCCGGCGATGGTGGTGAGGCGCTTGGTTTCGTTCGGCAGCGGCTCGCCCGGCGTGAACGCCGTGGCGGTGAGGCCGACCTTGGCGATGCGCACCGCACGGGTGCCGTCGCCCTGGGCGTTGCGTAGCGCGGCGCGGCCGGCAGCGGTCAGGGTGAAGCCGAGGGCCATATCAGGCGACTCCCTCAAAGGTCAGGTGCGTGTAGGCGAGGGCGCGCACCGCGGTGACCAGGCCCACGCCGCCGATCACGTGCAGGCCTTGGGTCACGGTGAAGTGCGAACGGGCGGGCTTGGTGCGGCGGATTTCGGCGACGACGTCGTCCACGTAGGCGGCGCTGGCTTCTTCACCGCCCTGGCCCGAGAGCGTGAGCACGACGTCGAAGGTGTGCGGGACGCCGCGCGGAGTCTTCTGCCACCACTCGGTGATCGAGACGAACGCACCGAACGCGGCCGCCACATCGCGCACCGCCTTGGCGGTGCCCTTGCGGCGGGCGATGTCGATCGCCTGGCGGGTGCGTGCCCGCTTCACCGTGTCCGGCCAGTAGCTTTTCCAGCTGTCCAGACCGAGCGACCAGGCGAGCCAGGGCAAATGCGCACTGCTGATCTGGTCGGCGTTCCACAGCGGCCGCAGCGGTACGGGGATATCGGTCAGGCGCAGCGTCACCGTTTCGAGCGTGCGCTCCAGCGGGGTGCTGTTCGGGGGCAAGAGACTAGGCACCGATGCCCCCGTAGCTCAGCGCGATGTCCTCGGGCGCGCAGTACGCGGCCTGGGTCGCGGTCATGACCAGGTTGGCCACGGGCTCGTGCAGATCCACCTTTTGAATGCCGGCGACGTGCAGCGCCGCATACAGGCCCGATAGGGTGATCGAGCGGCCCAGGCGCCGTGCGTCGGCCAGGTAGGTGTCCAACTGGCGGCGCGCCGCCGCCATGGCGATGACCGGGTCCGGGCCGGCGTAGGACCACAGCGTGGCGCGCACCGTGAAGCGCACGATCTGGGCGGAGGTGACGGTGACGAAGTCGGTCAGGGGGCGGATGCCGTCTTCGTTCACGCGCGCGGTGACCGCATCGAGCAGCGCGGGCGTTGCCTGCCCATCGCCCTGGCGCGCCAGCACCGACACGATGACTTCGCCCGGCCAGCGGGCGGCATCGAGCGCCTGGGCCATGTCGGTGAGCAGCGCGGGCGGCGCGCCGTGGGCCGCCAGCACGCGCTGCACCACCTGGCGGATGTCGTCCGGCTGGGGGCTGATCGCGCTCGCGTCCACGACGTCGCCGGAGGCGCTGCGCGCATGGAAGACGTACGCGGCCTCGGGCCCGGCGACCGAGAACGAGGCCGGCGCCAGGGTGATGCGTTCGCGGTAGTCCTCGTCGGACTCAAGAACAGCCGCGATGTCGAGTTCCGGCCTGGCCTCGCGCAGCACCAGGCGTTTCACGCCGAAGAAGGCGCCGAGGTTGTCCAGGTCCGCGCCCTTGGCGGTGGGCAGCAGGTTGGCGCGTGCGGCGTCGTTGACGCGCTGGCGTAGACCTAGCGCGATGTAGGCGACCAATTGCAGCTGCTTGACCACGGGCTCGGACTCGCGATCCAGGTCGATGGCCGGCAGGCTGGGGTCGGTGCGGCGCTGGCTGTCCCACAGTGCAGAGAACAAGGCCTTGCCCTGGGCGAGCAGCGTCTCGAAGTTAAGCGGCTCCACCACATCCGGCGGCGGCAGGCGATCGAGCTGAATCGCGCTGCTCATGCGCCGCCCCGCCCGCTGAGCGGGACACGCAGGGCTACGGCGGCACCGGTGTCGGTGACGGCGGCGAGGATGTCGAGCGCGAAGCACCCGGCCATGGCGTCGATCGCCGTGAGGCCGATGCGCTGTACGGTGATACGCGGTTCCCAGCGCATCAGCGCCGTGGCGGTGGCCGCGAACAGGCGCACCCGGGTGGCGGCGTTGACCGGGGCGTCCAGCAGGTCGGGCAATCGGCTGCCGTACGCGCGGCGCGCGAGGCGGCTCCCCACCGGGGTGGTGAGAATGTCCGTCACGGACTGGGCGAGGTGCTCGGGGCCGGTCAACAGGGCGCCGGTAGCGCGCGACATGCCGCTCACGGCAAGGCCTTCCCGCTGAGATCGCCGCCCCTCTGCACACCGCCGTGCGGGTGCTTGCGCAGGCTGATGTCGCCCGCTTTCACATCCGCGTCGCTGGTGATGTCCTTGCTCGCATGCAGGGCGTCGTCGACCGTGGCGGCCTTGGTGACGTGCAGTTGGCCATCCACCTCCATATCGCCGACCAGACGAAACCCGGCGGGCGCGGTGAGTTCGACGCGGCCGCCGGCGGGTAGGGTGCCCCGAAGCGCGTGCGAGGCCATGTCGTAGAGCAGCACCGCGCCATCGCCGAAGGCGATCACGACGTTATCGGCGGTTGCGCCCTCGGGGGCCGGGTGGTGGTTCGAGAAGAGGCCGTGCAGAACCACCGCGGCGCCGAGGTTCCCGGCCGGGGCCAGCACCATCACCTGTTCGCCAGGGGAGGGCGGCGACCAGGTGCGCACGGCGCCGGCGCCCGGCGTCAGCCACGGCAACGGCTTCGTCGTGAGCCCGCCGACCGTGACCACGGCGCGCGCGCTCGCCACGTCCACCGAGACGACGGTGCCGTAGCGCATCAGGTTGAGCAGGGACGAGGGGGCTTCGTGCATGCGCTGCATGCTGCGCAACACGTCCGTCGCGCGCACGCACGTGCTGTTCTGCGGCAGCACTCGCAGAACGAGGTCAGCCCGTGAGGTGGCGCAACACCTGTTCGCGGATCATCGCGCGATCCGCCGGCGTGAAGCCGAGCAGAGCGCGCCGGGGATAACGCACCTCCGGTGCCTCCGGCGTCGCGCGGTCGCGCAGGCCTTCCTGGTGCGCGCGAGCGATGCGCGCCACGCGTCCGGCAAAGCCGACCTCGGCCGCATCGGCGGTGCCGGTCGCACGCAGCCAGCGCGCGGTGCGCAGCTTGGTGAACATTGCCGCGCGTTGACGGATCGCGCCCGAGCGGTCGCGCAGGCGCGGCTTGCGCGGCGAGAACGGTGCGTCATCGGCATCGCGTTGGGCGGCGATGCGCTGCTGCTGGGAGCGCCGCAGCTCGCGTGCGATGGTCACGGCCAAGGTGCGGCGCGCCGGAGCACCGAGCTGGGTCAGCAAGGTGCCGGCCCAGGTCTTCAAGGCCTGGAGGGGATCGGCGCTCACCACAGTGCGGTGGGATCGGCCGGCGGCGGCGCCGGATGCTCGAAACGACCGTCGCGACTCACTACCGGCTCGCTGAGATCGAGCTGGTATTGCACGTCGGCCAGCTCGGTGGTCATCAGCTCGGCCTCGAAACGCACACCCTGGCGGCGGTGATCGGTGTTGCGCAGCAGGTCGGGCTGCTCGATCGCGAGCCAGCGCAGCACGGTGGCGGTCAGCGCATCCATGTCGCCGGCGAAGTCCTGCACGATCAGGGTGAGCTGATAGACGTATTCCCAGCTGTCGCCCGCCTCGCCGGTGGCGACCACGTGGCCGCGGTCGGCGAAGATCAGCAGCTTTTGCGGATCGGTGGCCAGCTCCGGCAGGGCGGCAAGCAAGGCGGTGCGCAGGCGGGCCGGCTTGATCATCGCGAGGCATCCGCCAGGCGCGCCCGATCGGCCGCCCACGCTTGCAACGCGATCAGCTGCTCGCGGAGCTCGTGACAGGTGCCGTAGTTGCCGGCGATGACGACGGCGGCCTCAGAAGCTGCAACGTCGGCGGCTTGCGCATCAGCAGCGCCGGCGGGGCCGGGCAGGACGCCCGCGGCGGCGGCGTCGTGCAGGCGCACAAAGCCGACAGGGAGAGGGTAAGCGCGATCCGTGGCAGGCGTGACATAGCGGGGAGCCTCGCGTTGCAGCTGATGAGTGGTGTCTCGCACCACGCGGGTGCGGTCCACGTAGTGGGTGAGGATGCGCACGTCGGCGCGCGCCGCGGACGCCTCGAAGCCGGCGATGGCGACCTGGGTTTGCGCCTGGGCCAGGTCACGGCCGAGCGCCCCGAGGCGATGGTGCTGCCACGCCACCACCGCGAGGGCGGCCGCGAACAAGGCCAGCATGGCGATCAGGGCCGTTCTCATGCGGCGACCCTCCGTGGCGTCGCGACCTCGGCCAGGCGACGGTGAGCGACGGCCACGTTGTGGGCGTCCAGCTCGGCGCCGATGAAGCGATAGCCTTCGGCGAGCGCGGCCACGCCGGTGGTGCCGGAGCCGGCGAAGGGATCGAGGATCACGCCACCGGGGGAGCAGATGCGCACCACCTGGCGCATGAGCGCGGTCGGCTTGCCGGTGAGGTGGTGTTTGTCGGCCGCACGGATGGATTCGAGGTGATAGCCGGGCAGGTAGCCGACGTCATCCCGCGCGGGCATGGGGCCGTTGCTGCCCCACACCGCGAACTCCGCGGCGTTGCGAAAACGTCCCGGGCCGCTCGGCCGGCTGGACGGTTTGCACCACGGGAACACGCCGCGCCAAGTCGCGCCGGCCGCTTGCAGGTAATCGGTGGTCGAGGGCAGCTGCCGCCAGTCGGTGAACAGCACCACCGGCGCCTCCGGCTTGGCGATGCGCAGGCATTCGCTGAGCCAGAGCGTCGCCCACAGCGTCCAGCTGCGCTGGTCGCGGTTGTCGCCGGTGAAGTCGGCAAACTCCGGACGGGCATCGTCCACCGCGTACTTGCTGCGTGTGCTCTGCCGGGTCCGTGCCGTCATATGCATGCCGCCGGAGCTGTACGGCGGGTCGGTGATCACCGCGTCCACGCTGGCCGTGGGCAGGGTGCGCAAAAAGGCGAGCGCTTCGCCGTGGTGAAGCTGATACGAGTCGTGCACGGGGTTACATCCTGACGCGGTTAAGCACCCAACCGAAGGTAAACCGCCGCTGGGAGCGGTTGCCTTCGCTGAGGTCGAGATAGCGGGCGCCCTGGGAGCTGTTAAGCCCTTTGAGCAGAGCAGTGGCACCCATCGAGCCACGCCAGCGCAGAAAGGCGCGCAGCGCGTCGAGGGTCTGCGCACCGAGCTGGCCGTCCACGCGCAGCTCGGCATAGCGCGTGCCGGTGTCGTTGAAGGCGTTGAGCCAGCGTTGCAGGAAGGCCGCGGCGACGGGTGGCCCCATGTTCACGCCCATATCCACCAGCTTGGCGCCGAGGTCCGGATCGATCGCGACAACCTCGCCGAAGCGTGGCGCGTCGACGTAGCGCTGGCGATAGATCGCGCGGGCGGTCGCTTCCGGGAGGCTCGCCATGGGGCCGGTGTAGCCCCAGGCGCGCGCGGTGGCGGCGGTGATACCGAAGCGGGTTTCGCCGCCGCGGTCGGCCGGGTCGTTGACGTAGCCGCCTTCGATCGCGATCAGCTCGGCGAGGATGCGCTCGATGCGCTGTTCGGCCAGCTCGATCATCGGCGCGCCCTCCCGCGCATCGCGCGCAGGGTCAGCGAGACCGAGCGGAGTACGTGCGCCAGGTCGCCGCGATGCGCCACGACCAGCACGGCCAGGGCGACGCTCAGCAGCGCCTCCAGCGGACCGGGCGGCGGACGGACACCGCACAGCAACTTGACCGCCGTCATCAGGCAGGCCACCACCAGGAGCCAGGCTAGCCAGGCGATGCCGCGGCGATGGCGGGACACGCCGCGACGGTACAGGGCGAGGCGCCCGGCGATCACCAGACAGGCGAGCGCCTGGACCAGCGGCCACAGGTTCGAGGAGACGAGCAGGGACATGGAATCAGGCTCCGCGCTTGGGAAGGAAAGAGACGAGGTCGAGCGCCTTCACGCGTTCGATCGCCTGGGTGGCGGCGGTGACGGCGACGGCGCCGCCGAGAAAGGCGGCCAGGCCCTTGCTGTGCAGGGGCAGCAGTTGCAGCAGCTCGGGCGCGCTGAAGTAGCCGGCAACGGCACTCACCAGCAGATAGGTGATCCGGCGCAGCGCCGGCAGGTCGCGCGCGCTGGTGACAAACAAGGTGCCGCCGGCGAGCGCGCCGACCAGGGCGTCGCCGTCGATCCCGGGCAGCAGGGCGGTGGTGGCGGTCGCTGTCACCGCGGCGGTGGTGAGATAGGTGCTTGCGGGCTCGGTCATGGTCAGTCCCAGAGCTGTTGGATGGCGATCAAGGGCGTCACCGTCGCCGGCGAGCGCTCGGGCAACACGACCCGCGTGCCGGTGGGCAGCGTGAGGCCCTGCTCGGCCAGGTCGCGGTTGAGTTCCAGCACGGCCTCGACCACGCCGGCGGTGGCGCCCAACTCGCGCCAGCACAGCGCGTCGAGGGTGTCGCCTTGGAGGGAGCGCACGATGGGCACTAGATCAGCTCCACGACGGTGCGCGCGCGGCCCAGGATGTCGGCCAGCGCCCATTGCGCGTTGCGCCGAAATTCGTCCGCGGCGGTGAGTTCGCTTTCGGCGCGGTGATCGCCGGCGCGGGTGTTGTCCCAATCGCGGTAGGACTCGGCGAGGTCTGCCTGCACCGTGCAGGCCACCGCACGCAGGTAGCGGTGCACCCGCTTGGCCTGGCGGTCGATGGTCTCATCCATGTCGGCTGCGGATGTCCAGCCCTCGGCCAACTTCGTCGCGCGGAACACGGCGAGCTGGTCGTTGACGAACAGCACAGCAGCGATCGCCGCGGCGCGCAGCCGGGACGCGGTCACGTTGCCGGTGAGGCGCGTCGCAGCGCGCAAGGCGCCCAGGTCGACATCCGGCCAGAAGCCGTCGTTGCTGATCGGCGGGCCGTCGTCGGAGGGGATCGTGGCGGGTGCGCCGCCATTGCCGGTCAGGGTGCCCATGGTGGTCCTTTAAAAATGCGGCGGTGGACGGGTGGGTCAGCGCGAGCCCTAAGGGCTGCCGTCGCCACCCGTGCCGCCGCGGCGCCGGGGGAGGCTCAGGTGCCGCGCGAGGGCGGCGATGCGGGGTCGGCGGCGTCGCCGGGGAGATGCCGTAGGCGCCGTTCCAGTTGCTCGATGTCTTTCTTGGCGCCCACCTTGTCGTGCAGCTCGACCGCGCGCCGGAGGTACATCAGTGCTTCGCGCGGTTCGGTCTCGGCCAGGTGCCGGCCGAGCGCGACCTGCAGCTTGGCGCGCACTTCGTCGGGCATGTCGTAGGACTCGGTGAGGGCCAGCACGTCGCGCAGCACGCCGACGTCGAACGGCTTTCCGGCGGCGAAGGCCTTGAGCGCCTGTTCGGCCGGTTCCTCCGCCACCAAGGTGGCCGGGGTACGTTGGAAGTGATCGGGCAGCAGCAGCTTGTGCTCCAGCACGTAGCGGGCGATCGGCAGCGCGCCGGCGAAATCGCCGGCATCGATCCGCCAACACAGCACGAAGCCGAGCACGTCGTCTTGGACGCCCTGGCCGCTCGCCAGGACGCCCTCCACGTAGGGCACATAGTCGGGCAGGATCTCGCGTTTGACCGCGATCTTGCGCTCCACCGACTGCACTTGTTTCAAGCGGCGGCGGTCCTGGTCCAGCTTGGCGCGCATCAGCGCGTGGGCGCGGGAGGTGGCCTCGCTCACCACCGTGCCTGGCGCCGCGTGAGCGGTCGCCTGGGCGGCTTCGTAGCGCATGAGGTGTTCCTGGGCGGGGGAAGGCATCGCGTGTCCCTCCTTAGCCGGTCCAGCTGCCGAGCACGATGTTTTCCACCAGCACGGCCAGGCCGTTGTCCTCGACCACATAGGCGTCGTTGCTGGACTCGTAGTTGGCGATACGGTCGCGCTTGGGCTCGTCGATCAGCTGCCGGCGTCGCGCGCCGGACTGGTAGTAGATCGAGAGATTGTCCGGACGGGTGATCAGCAGCGAACTGGCGGGGAAGTACGGCACCACCATGCCCGGCAGGTTGCCGATCGCCTTCTGGCTCACCAGCACCTGGCTGGCCAGCTCATCCATCGCGCCCTGCTTACGGTTGATCACCGGGAAATACTTGTCGTGCATCAGCTTGCGGCCGACGTGCACGCGCAGGCCGGTGTCTTCCTGATACCAGGGGTCCAGCAGGGTGATCACGTCGTACACCAGGGCGTCGAGGTTCTCGTAGTCGCCACCGGGGCCGACCCGCACCTGGCTGGAGCCCTTCTTGGCCTCACTCATCACGCGCTGCGGCGCCTGTTCGCGCAGGTTCTGCAGCCAGCCCTTGTTGACGTCCTGCAACATCGGGTTCTTGGCCAGGTCGGTTTCCACCGCCACCGAAGTGCCGTTCCAGCCGATCAGCAGGCGATCCAGCGCCTGGCGCTTGGTGATCGCGCCGGCCAGGCGCGGCTGGAAGTCCGCGAACTTGGCCCAGGTGTCCAGCAGGGCGTACGGGAAGGCCGTATCGAAGTCGGTCTTCTCGCACTGGTAGCCCTGGTCGCGCAGCTTGGACATGTCACGCGGGTGGCGATCTTTGGTTGTGGTGTCGGTGCGGCTGGCGATCGGGCCACTGACGCCCAGCTTGAGCTTCTGACCGGACTTCTCGGTCACCGGCACCACGTTGACCATTTGCAGGTAATCGCTGGATTCCTGGATGGCGTTTTCCAGCTTCTGCTGCACGGTCGGCGTCACGTCGAATTTCTCGACGGCGCTCGGCACACCGTTCAGCTCGGCGATGCGCTGGGTCAGCGCGTTGAATTTAAGGCGGGTCTCGCGATTCATGGGGTTCCTTGGGGCGGCTCGGGGAGGGAAGGGCGCGGGCTCAGAACTCGGTCAGCACTTCGCTGTGGCCATCGGCGCGCGGGCGGTTCGCGCGGGGCGCCGCGGTGTGGTCGAAGTCGCGTTCCAACGCGTCCAGGCGCTGGGTGAGATCCCGGAGGTCCTGCGCGCCCTGCTTGACTTGGGCATCCACCGTTTCGAAGCGCTGCGCGGTCTGCGTGCTCTGCGCCTCGCCGTGCTCGGCCACTTCCTCGATCGCGGCGGTCAGGTCGTTGTAACGCTGGTCCTCGGCATCGGCGCGGCGCGCGAACAGCGCTTTCACCTTGGCCAGTACGCTGGATTTGGGCGCTTCTTCGATGAACTCGATGTGCGCCTCGATCGCTTCGGAGAAGTAATTGCCCGGGTCCTGCTTGCGCCGGGTCAGCGGGCTCGCCTCCGGGTGGCTGGCCGAAAACTTCAGCATCTCGGTGCCCAGGCTGGCCGGGTTGTCGGTGACCGCGAGGCCCACCAGGTAGGCCTTGCCGGTGTCGGCGAACTTCGGGTTCACCTCGATCGAGGTGAACACCTTCTGGCCCTTCTGGGTCATGGCGATCAGCTCGGCGGTGGGCGCGATCTCGGCCAGCAACTGCAGCTTGCCTTTGTCGGTTTCCACCGCGGAAAGCGCATTGACGAAACCGTAATTGCGGAACGGGCCGTCCGGGAGCAGGCCCTTGATGTGTTCCATGTTGATGGTGGCGTGATACACGGCCGGGTCGTAGGTATCGACCATGTCCTTGATCCAGGCGCGTTCGATGGTGCGGCCGTCGACCGTGGCGCCCTCGGTCGCAATGCGGAACATCTTCGATTTCGTGATCTTCTTGGCGGGGGCGGCCATGCGCGGTCCTCGGTGAGTGATGGGCCAGGGTTCAGGGCTGGCAGCATCGGCACCGGGGCAGGACGCGGCAACGCGCGCTTGTTCTGTCAGGCCCTTGGCAGAACGCGCACGGAGCGAAGCACGCGCAGGCCATCCTTACGCTGTCGCGCATGACGATCCCCGCCATGGACCCCCGCCGGCACGCGCGCAGCCTGTATTTCCAAGGCTGGGGCGTGACCGAGATTGCGCAGTTCCTCGCGCTCGCACGCTCGACCGTGGAAGCGTGGAAGCAGCGCGATGCGTGGTCGAACACGCGCTCGATCGACCGCGTCGAGATGCAGCTGGATGCGCGCCTGTGCCAGCTGATCATGAAGGAGATCAAGAGTGGCGGGGACTACAAGGAAATCGACCTGCTCACCCGCCAGATCGAGCGCCTGGCCCGCGTGCGCCGCTACGAGGCGCCAGGCGGGCACGAGGGCGACCTTAATCCCCAGGTGGCGAACCGCAACGCGCGACCGAAGAAGAAGCCGCAGCGCAACGACTACAGCCCCGAGCAGGCAACGCGGTTGCGCGAGGCGTTCCTGGATTCGCTGTTCGCCTACCAGCACACCTGGCGCAACGCGGGCCTCACGCACCGCCTGCGCAACATCCTGAAGTCCCGCCAGATCGGCGCCACCTGGTACTTCGCGCGCGAGGCGCTGGACGACGCGATCGACACCGGGCGCAACCAGATTTTCCTGTCGGCGAGCCGCGCGCAGGCGGATGTGTTCCGCCAGTACCTCACCCAGTTCGCCAAGGACGCCGCGGAGATCGAGCTGAAGGGCGATCCGATCATCCTGCCGAACAATGCGGCGCTGTACTTCCTCGGCACCAATGCGCGCACCGCCCAGAGCTACCACGGCAATCTGTA